ATTGTTCAGGTAACCCCAAGCCATGGGATGATGATACTCCAGACCAGCCTCAGTCAGGAACTCCTCATCGAAGCCGTCCTTACGACCAGCCCCAGTGTTCTGCTTATCGCCCTCACCGTAGAAATCAGTATCGTCAATAAAGCGATACTTCAAGCCATTCGGTTCGAAGATCATCATCGAGAACCGATTGGTCGGCTCGAAGGAGAACAGGGGATGCGTCATCAGGTTGATCGTACCGAAGGGAGTAACCCACTGAGTCACGTTGTACCCGTAGACGGTCTCACGATTGAAGGTGTAAGTAACACCNGCCTTAACCAAGGCCTGGATTCCGAGCAACACACCGGAGCCTACGAAGGCCAACTTGTCACCGGCACCATACCGGAAGATCTGTTCCAACTTACCGTTCAACCAATCCTCACCGCCAGCTACCCANGTTGTGGCAGAAGTCTTGTCCACAACATAGTCACCAAGAGTACCACTGGACTTAATAGCAGTAACCAACCCACCAGTGGTACGCTCCGGCATCCCGTTAGCGCCGACGTTCTCAGTCCGAATACCAAACAGAAAGGCCTTCTCCATTTCGATGGAGTGAATCTCGAGAGCCTCACGTTTGGCNTTCTTCCGAGCGTCTTTCGTGCGCAGGCGAGTCTTGGCAGCAGTCCGAGTGATGCTCAGCGGAGTCCGGAAAATCTGAGTGAAGTTATACCACTTGACCGGATCATAGCTGACCGAGTCAGGCATCAAACCACCCTCAGGATTGATGTTACCAATGACCAGACAGGTGTCACAATCGGACAGGTCACCGACGGAACTGTTATCNTCAGCCTCAAGAAGCTTGACAGTCAGATANGAACTGGCNCCGGCCAACGTAACAGCCGTAACCTTGGCGTTCACATCCACCGTGTAGTCACTGGCATCACGCAACAGGACCTGATGCCCAGCACGAAATTCCTGAGCTTCAGCCTGAGCCATCTTGATGTACAAGGTAGCACCAGCAGCTCCACCAGAAACATAGGCCGTCACCAGAGTGGAGTTGGTGTAAACACCAGTAACCGTTCCACGCTGTTCAGTAAGCGCCTGAGTCCACCAGTTGAATTCCGGATCATCAACCTTCTCACTTCCCATCTTACTGAGCAGGCCAGTGAGCGGAGCCTTACCATTGGGGTACAGGAAGAGAATACTCTCCCGATAATTCTTAGGCCGCTCATCAGCGGACCAAGAACCAGAACCTCTCATACCATTAAATGCAATAGCCACGTTATCACCCTTTCAAGTTTTCCTATGTTAAATTTTTTAACACAGTTATTTTTAATTTACCTGCTAGTTAATCAAGCAGGTCGTTAACCCCTTGTTGCATCTTACTCAACTGAGGACGTTGTTTGCCTCCACGAGCCCCAGTACTTCCAGCGAAAGCAGGAGCACCCTGCGCCGCTGAACCGGAGCTACTATCCTCGGAGTTATTAATACCTCCGGAATTTACTACTGCTCTCTTCTTGAGACCAAGCAGAACACGAGTTCTGTTTCCAGCCTCCGAGAGCACGTTCTCCAAAGTCCAATCAGGGTGTTCAGCAAGCACTTCATTCGTGAGCACGGCCACGGTCTTCTTTGCTTGCGTGAGTTCCTGATTCTCCTCGTAAAATGAATCTACTACGCGTTTGGTAGTGATAGCACTATTAACGCCATTCGATACAATTTGAGGGACTGCTTTGAGGATACGCTCAACAGCATTTTTCTCAGCACGCTGAACAACATGCTGAAGTACTTTTTCAAAAGTTACTGCATCAGTTGTTACGTCATCAAGATCAGTGACACCAAGTTCTTCAAGAATGCCCTTAGCCGAAGTAGCTGCAGCAGGCACCGAGTCATTGATGTTATCAGTTTTAACTTCCTGATTCTGGTTCTGATCAGCGGCTTGCTTACTGACGTTACCGAGAGCAAGTTCTTCAAGCTGCCCGAGGCGGGCAAGAAGAGCTTTATTCTGAGCCATTAACTCCTCAAGCTCAGTAGGCTGACTATCAGTAGGATCAGCATCAGCAGTTCCGGAATCATCCTGCGAATCAGCATCAGTTCCGGTGTCGTCAGAATCAGCCCCTGACTGGTCTGAGGATGCCGTTTTTTCAGGCGTTCCTTCTGCTCCTTCAAAACCTTCAGCACCTGTTTCTTCCGATCCTTTGCCTTCTTCAACCAGTGATGGAACGGTTTCCTCAAAGTCGAGAAGTTCTTCAAAACTTGATCCGCCAGTTGCATCACCAATGCCCTCCACGNTTGTAGTAACTCCAGCCTCCGAACCAGTCTCAGTCGCCATGATCTTCATCCTCCGTTAATTTTAGTGCTTCTTGATTTGCTTCATCTGCCCTAACATTTTCAGCCATGATTAAGGGCATCTGACGAAAACGATCTATTGCTTTAAGCGAACCTCGAAGACTCGCATGATGCCGCTCAGTTAATTCTTCATCGGGATCACTTTGCGTAGCCTGAAGGTCTTGCTCCCAGGCGTTAAGTTCGTTAAGAATGGCTTCCCAAATCTTAGAACTATTGAACTGCTCCATCATCCCCGCTGACACTTCCATTGACATTATCTAGCCCTCCTTGAGGTATTGAAGTTAGTTGGCCTCCTGCAACCATTCCAGGAATTTGCTCATCAGGCACAACTTTGATCTCAAAATCATCCACATTTTTCGCCCCTAAGTTACGAGCAATATGTTTGAAAATTCGCTTCACATCGAACTCTGCTCGAAGCGCCGGATCAGCCGAGATGAACTTAAACATCTCAATCCAAAAAGGAGTGAANCCTGAGTTAGGAGTACTCCCATCACTCACAACAGTATCGAAGTCAATAAGCAAGTCGAAGGGGCTGACCTTAACCTTCGGATCAGTTTGTCCATACTCAGCCTTAAGCTTCTCCATATGATCGCCAGTCAACTTAACGAAAGTATCTTCGCTCATAAGCTGCTGAGTATGACAGGCGAACATATAACCTATGTCCTGCATAGCTTGGTAGCTGATCAGCATGGCCAAACGCTGCATCCGATTAGCAGAACCTTGCTGAGTAGCTGCCGCTTCAGCTCCTGGAATTCGCTCAGGTCCACCCTGACGAGTACTACCCATCATAGCATCATCAGCCGCACCTATTTTCTGCATCCACTGAACAATGAAAGTACTGTCAGCAATGTGGCCGCGAGTAACATCACTCACTGCGAGTTGTTGCATTACATTCTGAACGCCCTTACCCCACACAGGGCGTCGAGTTCTAATTATCTTACCCGCACCAGGGTTCTTAATGTCATTCACGTTAACACTGTAAGGATCAACTACGAACATGTCATTGATCGACTTACGCACGTTAGCTACGTGAGAGTTAAACAACCAGTCTAACGTAGTCTGCATCCCACCAAGAATTTCAAGACGACTGGTAGGAATGGAAGAATACCCATCAGTGTCTGGTGCGGCCACAGCTACTGGAAACATATTGTGGTTAAGGTTAGTTGGAGCAGCCTTAGTAATGATAGCATCAGCACTCAGGCGGAATGTCCACTTCTCAGGTTGCTTGCTAGAGCCTAATCCCCACTCACTCGGAATCAACTCAACATACATATGAATGTTATCAACTGGGTTAGTAAGGCCTGTGGCATCACCGAGAGGACTCATACCAGTTTTACTTGCCCTACCAGAATTATCCTTATCATAAATGGTACTAACAGTCCCCTTAACATGCTGAAGATATTCCACATTGAAGCAATCATCAGAGTTAAGCTCCTCACTACGCATCCGCATGAGGTTACTTCGCTCAATCCAACCAATGTACTCACCTTTTTGAACTTCATGAATAGGCACATTCGGATCAGGGAGCAAAAGGTAAGGATCAATGTTATTAAGAGCATTACCCTCGTAGGAAATACCTTCCTGAGAAGCCCGTTCAAAATCACCAGATTCCTTAATCATACCAAGGACACGAGAGAAGAACTTCTTCCTTCGTTTAATAACCTTCTTGGCCCGTTTAACAACCCACACAGGAGCACCGACGCCTATACCATAAACAAAACTATCCCGAATCATAGTATGTAGGGCCAATGGAACTTTACTCTTAATGGCCCCATTATTAACCACATTTTCAAGGAGAATAGCTCCGATGGTATCCTCAGAACCAACGCCTTCATAACGAAAGAAAGGAGGTTGGAGAAAGACTGCACTCATGTAAGCCAGCATGGTTTCAAGAATAACATAAGAATAAGGAAAGACAATGCTAACAGGTTTTCTGTTATCATCATTCTTAACTTTCTTCTCATCATTGTCAATCTCGATATATGCAGTCATGGTTTGATCAAGTTTCTTCCAAGCACTAAAACGAGTAGTCATCATACTGGCACTACTCTGCGCGCGAGAAAGCAACTCCTTGACCAAAGCATCATGAAGCTTACTACCAGGTTTAAGCCTAAGCCCCAAAGGATACTTATACTTATAGTCAACTGANCGATAGTCCAACTTGTGAGGCTGCTGATTATTACCTTGAATTAAAGGGGGCATAGGTCACTCCAGTTACACCAGTTAAACATTAGTCCAAGCCGATTCAGCACCGAGGGTTCCTTGAACAGTTATGATCCGATTCTTATATTGAATAACCCCTGCATTATTTTGAAGGGCCGTTACTACAGTGAAAGAACTTGTTCTATATTGAGCATTATACTTACCNCCTACAGCTACCCAGTGCCCACCACCAGCCCCATTAACTACATAGGGTGAGTCATTACTGATTATATTATCATCCCAACAATAAAGGGTAAATGGGTCAACTGCCCCCAAAACTGATTGATAAGCAATCAGAAGTATTCCTATTTGAAGCCCAGACTTAAGCAAAAGTTCAGCACTTGGATCATCGATGTTAAGAACAGCTACTGAGGGCATACTAACTGCATCAACATCTAACTTCCTTGCTACATGATAAGGACTAACTGGAGAGCCAAGAACTCGTATCTGCCCCTGAGTGATAAGAGCTTCTCTCGCCACCGTTCCAATATCTGGGTCGTTAAGTAAGTCAGTATCATCATAAGTGAAAGGACCCTGACTACCCATAAAATACTTTTGCTTAGTCAAGTCAGCCACCAAACTGTGTTAAATTTTTTAACATAGTGATTCAAGACGAAGTTCTTTTTCATTATCTAATTCATCGTAAATCTCATCCGGGTCTTCGTCCATTCCTGGAGGATAAAACATCTCACCCTCAAGGTCCATTAGCTCAATTATATAAGCTAATGCATCCATAACGTCCCAGAGTTTGGAACGTGGAAAGCTAAGAAGTTGCGTCTCCAATTTAGTGCAAACATTACGGTTGTGGTATATGTACCCCTGTCGATAGTATGCAGCAAGTTGAGCAATACGATCTTGTTTTTTGGCACGAGCACTGAGTTCAACATAACGGAGAAAGAGTCCTCGTTTTCTTATTTCATTCTTAATCGGTTGACTGATGAACTCATTAAGCGATGTAACCTCCACAGCCAAAACATGCGCCTTAAGGCGGGCTGTCATAGCAAACATTTCATTATAGATATCATCGGGATACATGCGACCAGCAACTATGTCTCGCACGAATATTCGATTATCTTCCCGATCAACACCTACGCCGACGATTGCGCTATCGGCCGAGTGAAGTTTGACTGTTTTGGCTGGATCGACTATTACTAAATTCACTAGGCGTGAGGCTAAGCTCATGTTCTTCATAGTATTTAAAGTACTCCTGACGAAAGACTGCATCCTCGAAAGATATCGGTTTGCCCATGTACTCACGAAAGAATAAGTCAAGCTGACCACGCGCTTCATGTTGGTCACGAAGCGATTTAATCTGATCATCGCTCATGAACTCAGGCCAGTTCGAATGATACTCATCATCACAAAGGCTTAACTCAACTTTATGCCATGAAGGATCATCAAGCAAGTTAACCAAAAGGGCATCTTCATGTAGGACTGTACCAATGACAACTATTTTCCAGTCCTTATTACCACGGTTAACTGAGTTACAAAGATCTGAAAAGAACCACTCCTTAAGTTTAGTCCGTTGTTCCTCAGACATAACACCTTCAGAGGTTTCAAGATCATCTACAATAATCAGGTCTGGACGATAGCGGTCATGAAGAATACCACGAATCTGCTGACCAGCCCCTCTTGGCATCACCATCGTTCCAGTACTTGTGATCCACTGATCCTTGCTGAAGCGTTCAGACTTAACCGCACCAAAGAGTTGCTTAATGGTGAGATTAGTTTGAAGCTCGTTCTTAAGGTTCTCACCTTGTAAGACAGCACTTGTAGCTGTTGCACTTACAGGCACGATGAATTTCTTTTCCCGGAAAAGTATCTTCTTCGCCGGATAACCAATAGTGCAGTTACTCGTCTTACCCCAACCACGAGGGGCAGTAATTACTACTTGTTGCAACGAATCATCATCAAGGACTTTGAAGATTTCTCGATGAAGCGCACAGTAAGGAAGACTAAACCTTTCTGGCATCAAGGTCTTATTGGTGACCTCAGTGCTTAAGTAGCATTTAGCTAAGGCTTCTTTAATCGAGTCGTCAAACAAAGCATACTCCTCACTATGTTAAAATTTTTAACATAGTTGTTTTAATGGAACTATTTCAGTTCATGTCCAGCCCATCGCGACACAATCGGACTCACGATCCCGACATTATGCGCCAGTTAGTTCCATCACTCACCAACCTCGCCCACTTCCCCGCTGTTGCTGCAAGGATAGCAGTTCCAGCAGTTGCGCTGGTCAGTGGGGCTACATTTGATGATGCCGACACAACGGTATTTGCGGTGATAGTTTTAATGTTCAACTCCCGCCCCTTGTGCTTCTCGAACCACTGCCGGGCCAGGGCTTCTTTCTCCTGGGGAATATCGATAAAATCCCAATGCTCCGGGTCGAAGTCAATCCGCTTGAACCGCACCCCTCCGTCCATCCAGGATGCCGAGGCCGCCATTCCGTCCGAGAATATCAACTCGCAATGGCTGTACGGTCCTCGGTCTACCAGCCGCNCCCCACGGCTATATACCCCCGCAACACCTGGCCTGGTCCCCCTATAAAACGCCGCCCTGAAACCCATACAAGCCCCCTCGTATCAGGTTAAATTCCCAACTGGCCCCGGATAGCGGTAACAAATACCGCCCAGGTAGTCATAGCCGTGTTCACTCCGGCGGCATCAACCGCGGCCCGAACTGCCTCTTTAGAGGCCAGTCGCTGTGCCCTGATAGAGGCCTGCGCCAATCTCCAAGCCGTAGCCGTGGCAAGAATATCGTCCGCCGCCTGCGTTACCGTCCAACCCTTTGCTGTTGCCCAGCACTGAACACTGGCCGGGACAGCTCCTGCGTATCCTGCGTCCTTGTATGCCGTAGCATCTGTTTCAGCCAGGGTGTATTCCTGCGCCCGGTTGCCGAGCATGGTGCCGTAAATGGCATCTGTGTCTGCGTCAATTTGCATGACACTGTTGGCGATTGTCTCGGCCTGCGTGGGTGCCAGGCCAAGCTTTGCTTTCTCCGCTGCGCCCCATTCCCTGCACGATCTGACGTAGGCGTTGTACTCTGCGCTTTCCGCAGACAGCGGAAGACTCAGGATCTTTATCTCATCGTCCGCGCTGTATTTCTCCCTGATCTGCTCCACCACTCGCTGGTTTATCAGACTGACATGCGGGGAGGCCGCTTTGATTTGGTCCCGCAGGGCATCGGTGAGGGCCACGGCGACAACGGTAATCTCCGCAGGCTGCTCCGGCAGAACACTCTCGCTCGGCACGGACACATAGGTTACGCCGTCAATCTCGCAAAGCTCGATGGCGACCGAAGCCCCATTGGCGTCGCGGGGCTCGTTAAGCCGATGCGTGGTAAAGGCATCTACACTTTTTTGGTAACTGTAAATAGAGACCATGATTCAACTCCTTTGCTATGGTTAACAGATGATTGAGCGACCGGGTACGCCTGGCATGAGCCAGTAAAGAAATCACTGCTTGGGTATTATTCTTGCGCAAACATTTCCGAAATTTATAGAGACTAAATTTTCTTATAAGGCGGTACGACTTCCAAGTGCGGTAGCCAACAAAGTTGATGCCGTGGGATATCTTTTGAATAGTAGATTTTGAAAGCTCCAAGAAAAGAGTCTCCCGGATAAAAGCTATTATCCTATGGCGGTACTCCAGACACAGCTCGCGTGTTAAACCGAAAAGCACGAAATCATCAACGTAGCGGGTATACCATTTCACTTTCAACTCGCGTTTGATGAACTGATCCAGCGGGTTCAGATATATCAAGGCGTAAAGCTGACTCAACAGGTTGCCTATGGGAATGCCTATGGGCGATTCGTATTTAGCAAAGAGCATCATCGCCTCAACCATCCGGCTATCCTTGATCTTGCGCTCGATGAGCTTTTGCAAGATCACCCGGTTAATCCGGTAGAAGAATTTACGGATATCGAGCTGAAGGAAATAGCTCTTGTCACCATTGGCCCGTAATGCGCTTTGTGCATAGACGCTGGCCTTATGTGTCCCCTTTCCTTTCCGGCAGGCGAAAGAGGTATGGATAAATCCCCGGTCAAAGATCGGAGCGACTACCTGATAGATGGCATGCTGCACCACACAGTCTCGGAAAGCCGGGGCGTATATGACCCGCCTCTTGGGCTCGTACACCTCGAACTTGAAGTACGGGCGAGGCAGGTATGCGCCAGTGTGCAGCTCCTGGTACAGGGCTTCCAGATTCGTGCCCAGCGCCTTTTCAAATTCAAAGCAGGCCCGCTTGCCGCGTTTGCCTTTTCGNGCTTGCAAGTATGCCTGGTACAGGCTATCCCGGCTGAATGCCACGTTGAATAAATTACCTATTCGCCTCATGAATACGCCTCTCTGGTTTTCGGTTTCCCTACCAAGAAGAGAGGGATCAACACATTTCGCGTTACGCGGGACAGCGCATCCCTGTGGCTCCACTGTTTCCTCGCGGAATATGAGGGGAAGCCGCAGTCCGCCCGAAGGCCTACGTTATCGTTCGAGTTAGACCGATAGTTGTTCAAATTCGCTATCCAAACACCCGCCATAGCAGCGTTGTTCCAATTGCCACTCGAAATCACACCGTTCGTCATGTTAAGGCGCCGCCCCTTTCTCGATCTTTATTTACCCAACCGCCTATCATCCGTCCCAGTTCATCCACCATTGCGCTTATGGTGGTGTATCGCTGCTGGGAAAGTTTGACCGGGCACTCTTCGCTTTTTGCGCCGTCCTTGAACTGGAAATACCCCAGCTCGTTTGCCAGATAAAGCTGCATGCGTAGACGCTCATGCGCGATATCCAGGCTCGTTAATGTTGTTTTCTTGTGGTAACGCTTCTGGCCCTCCGTGATGTAGTCGTAAATTTCATACGCGGTATTGCGCACCAGGTTGGCAAGAGCA